CTGAGGTGAACCTAAATCTAAGCTTACTCAGACTAGGACAATCTCCCAACACATAGGATATTTTACGCTGGGCTACAAAGAGTAGCCGTTCAACGAGCGGGCCGAAGGTAAAACGGCCAGCTTCCCACATATCGAAGATGCTATTCGTCTTCGTGCATTCGATCTCGGTGTCGATAAACTTCGCGAGGGCCGTCGCCTCCGGGTCATTAGCAACCGGGAGGAAGGGCGCCTTCTTGAAGAGCGCAACTAACGATGCTTCTGCGAAGAATCGCTCGGCATCAGCGCTAAAATCTGGTGTATATCTTGCAACAGCCTCCCAATCAGCTCGTTGAACGAGCTTAACAAGAGGATGGTGCGGTCCAAGTCTGCCAGTGAAAACGGCAGCGAGACCGCGAGCAATATCCATACACTTTTCGTCACCAAAGCTACATTGCCAGGACGTAAGATCCATTTCATAACTCCCAAGGGTATATGCAGGCCGCGCTGAACTGCGCGGGACGAGCTCTTTTGCTTAGGTCGGAGTGACCAGAAGCGAGAAAAGTTCATCAACCACCCCCACCGAAACCGCGGGCACAGACGTTGCGACATTGTTACCAATGTTCAGCATCATCTGCTTCGCGAGCCGGCGACCGGCGATGGTTCCACGCTCGTGGAAATGGCCAAAGAAGCCGGCCGTGTCCACATAAGCGACCTTGGGTGCAGCGGTGTAACCGCTGGAGTTCTGGCCGGAGATCGACTCCATGACGGGGACCGAAACCTGGGCTTGCACGTGCCAGACGCCGGACTTTGCAGTCCGTGCCATTGTCACGCGCAGCTCAACTTGCGCATAGGTCGGAAGCGTAGCAACTTGCTCCCGCCAAAGCGCCTCGATCCGCCCGCTCTTTTGATTCCGTTCGACGGAGATCGGGATGAGCGTGTGAGCCACCGGAGTAGCTGCACCGTCGTAAACCACAACATTGGCGATATTAGCCATTTTAACCTCAAAAGAAAGGAGATAGGAATCGCCTACCGCGAGCGCCGCGCGCGCTTCAACTGCCGAGCTTCAGCAGCCAAATCACGATCACGACGCTGAATCGTTTTTTCAGCGAATAAGTGTATAAGGGCTATGCTCTCGAGCGCGTGCCGTACCCGCACCTCAGTGTCCTTATGAAACAAGGGCTTTAAGTTTGGGAAGGGGACACTCACTCCTACACCGCATCTACGCGAAAGCTCTACATAGTACTCCGTATTCGGAGCATTTTGGTCCCATTCCCAGCCGGTTCCCGGTTCTGGTTCAAGGGTGAGAGACGTACGCTTAACGACAGTTTGCACTGTGAAAGCAGTCTCTAGAGCACGCTTAGCTTGCAACGCTTGCAACCAGTTCCCGATCGGGATCCACCAATCAACAACAAACGTAAGGAAACCACGCTCCCACAAGAAACTTGGGATATCTGTGAGCCCTAAAGCATCTGCCGCTGGTGGCTGGGTCTTAAGAATTGCCACTGCTCGCGCAGTGATGGTGCGCTCTACTGAGCATCGGGTCCCAAAACCGCGAGATTCGACGAACTTCTCTGTGAGTTTCCTCACTGCCGAAACCTTCTGGTAAATTGGGCGGTCGGTAAGCCAAGCGGCAGCTCTTGCCGCAGCCTCAACATCCTTGATCAGCGGCTTTATGCCAAACTGATATTGGAGGTACCGATCACGCACCGAGGAACCCTGGGCAAGCCATTTCTGCCTGCCGGTTGCAGACGAGCGAATACTCCCAACCGATGACGACGAGTTCTTGGTATTAACCAATAATCGACTTGCACCGGCGAGGTCGCCCTTCGAGGCCTTTTTGAGGCTCCGAGCCAATTTCTTGGCTGAATCTCCTATCATCCGCACAGTTCGGTCGACATCCGCTAATGCACCAGCGGCTTGAAAGTCGACACCAGAACTAATCTGACCCATCAACTTATTGGTCAGGGCGATAGAGTCGTTAGAGCTCCACTCCAAATTGGCAGTGGAAAACCCACACAACCCTGTTAAGGAGACCTGCTCCCACCTAACATTTCCGTTCGAGTCTCGGATGTCCCCGAACCCACGACTTCTGACACTAAGAGTCATGTCGTAATCGTGGTTTTCTTCTTTACGCAGCCGCCTACTCTCCGCCAATGCTAACCGGCGTTGCACATTCCTGTGCGAGAGAGCGTTTCGCGTGGCCTCCAAAATTGCCTGGTGGTCACGGATCTGCGCCCGTAGTTGGTTCAACTCGCGCCGCAGAGCTCGCTTCTGCTCCGCGTTTAACTCCCAGTGCACACGCAGCTGCTCAACCAGCTTACCCTTGAATGAGGTAAGCTTACCGAGCGCCGTACGTGCTAGCTGGATCGTCGCGTCTTCGCTAACCTTCACAG